TTTTTTCCGTCACTAAACGATATTATACTATCGTATAGTTCGTTACATAAAGGCCAGTTCTTAAACATTTCGTTAACTAAAACGCCTTCGGTTTCTTTTTCGTTTCTTCTTAATTTAGGCGACTCGACACTTGCCAGAAAAATGTCTGAGAAATGCTCTTTAGTTTCTTTATGAAGCTTACTGTCGTCAATACTTATTTGTCTCTTTTCGCTATCTCTTTTTCCTTCGTGAGTATCATAATATTTTCGTAAAGTTTTAGCTCCGGACAAATGGTCCGTCACGTCTATTCGTTTTATGACAAACTTAATGCCCTGGATTTTAACTTTTCTTGACTCGTCAAGAAAATCCCCAAGGCATTTTTTTTTAAAAAAATTAGTAACTTGAAACATCGTTAGTCAATTCCGCTTTTAATGCGTAACCGCCCGCGCTCGACTCGTCTCGTAGAACGTGGAAAACAACTTCGCTTGTTAATATTCCGTCCGGCCCGCTTACTTCTGGGTCGCCGCCGTCTGCGATGTATAATTTAGGCGCATCAAATTTTAATCCGCGTCTAGTAGTCGCTCCGGTTAAAGTGTCGCCTAAAAATTCAAAGGCTCCGGCCAATTGCGTTTCGTTTATCATTGCGTTGTAAGCCGTTAAGGTATTAAAGCGCATTGTAACATTTAAACTAAAACTAGCTATTCCCGCCGGTAAAACGTCTAAAACATCGGAACCAATTCGTCCCGATTCTGCGTCGCCTTTTAACGAATTCGCCAAACCTAACTCCATTGATTGAACGTGCCAATATGAAGTAGTAGTAATTGCGGCCGCCGAAGTTTCAATACTAATTCGACCGTTAACAAAACTCAAAGGTTGGTAGTCCGCCGTAGATAGTACGCTCGCAACATCGTTAGACGTTTGAGTAGAGTCGACAACGATAGCCCCGACATTCATTTTTAAAGCTTCGTCAATTTCAGATACAATCGAAAATTCATTTATTCGAACGCCGTTGTATTCAAAAACGTAAGCCGAACCGGAGTCGCCTTTTCTATGATTAATACATAAAGAGCTATTAGCTTGATCGAAATTGCCTACTGCGAATTCGTGAGTAAATGCAACCGCCGCAGATACAACCGAAGTCGTAATAGTTCCGCCAAATGCGTTTTGCAAAAGGTAAGCTAGAGCCGTTGACTCCGCGTAGGCGTAAGCCTCAATAGATCCCTCGATTTTCTTACTCGTACTAATACGTTTTGCGTACGTTCTAGTAGTAGTAATTTCCTCTAATATTTTATTTTCTTTTGTCGTTTTAAAAGCACTCGATAAAACATCAAGTCCGGCCGCCGCCGTGTTATATGTCTTAAAAGTCGACTCGCGACCAAATGCTATGTAACTTAATGCGGTTTTTATTTCGCCGTCGCCTACACTCATATTAATTCCCCTTTAAATTGTTTTAATAAAATTTTCGTGATGGTCTACGCCTATTTTATTTATTCTTTGTTCAATCAATCTCACTTCGTTTAACAATTTAGCTCTTTTATTAATGTCATTTTTAACAATAGAACGATCCGTTGTTTTATAGTTGTATTTCATTTGTTTTTCAAGTTTACCACTATAAGCACAACCTAGCAATGTTTCGTCTGAACATTGGACCACGGGTAACTTGAAATTGGCAATGTATTTTTCGAGCCATTGAGCGGAAAATAGTAAATTTCCGGACGTATAGGCATGATTGCCGGCTTTATTTAGGCAATAGACGTGCCTCATATAGTTAGCCTTGCCATTTGCATTTTTGTCAAATGCATAATAATTCCCGTCTAAAGTCCAAGAGTAGTCAAATCCAATAGTTAATATTTTGTCATAACCAAAATGATTTCTTCGGCCCATGTTGTCACTTTGAGTTAATAGGACGACCATAGCGTTAGAGACATTGGTCGCGGCCGGAATTACATTCCCGCATTGACTTAATTCGCAAAACTCTTTTTCTGATTGAATTGCGTCTTTATTAACAAAGTAAACTTTATTCTTCCAATTGCCATTAAATGACCATTCAGTATTCGCGCAAACATTCGCAAACATAATAGTATCCTGTAATTGATCCGCCCACGGTTTCATATACTTTTCGTAGTCGACTTGCGAGTCGCAAACCATACAGTAGGTAGGCGTTATGCCATTATCAAGTAAATGACCTAACGTTTTATCGCAACATAATATGTCTACATTATCTTTATTCGCTTTTATTACTTCTATGTTTTGTTCAAAGGAATAACCATTCGCTACTACTAAACAAGCCTTGCCTACTCCGATATTAGCAAACTCGTTTAATGGAGTATGCGGGGCAAGCCTTGAAATTTCTTTAGCGTGTTTTCTCCACGGCTTTTTCCATTGATTGTAAGCTGCATTTGATTGTTGGATTATAGAATTTTTGTCAACCGCCATTTATTCCCCCTAGTAGAATACTGTTATCTCTATGTCCAAAAATCCTACACGGAAATGGGATTGTTCGTCAAACGCTGCGGTATGATAAACCACATCGGTCGGGATTTGCCATGTTACGTTAGAGCCTAAGTCGTGGTAAGACCTTAAAATGCGCTCTATGTTTTCCATTAAGTATTCTAAATCTTGGTCGGCCGGATCGCTATTTATATCAGCACTGAAATTTTGGTTCCAAACCATTCCGACAACCGTTAGGGTTAGTTTAGCCTCGCGTTTACCGTTCACTTGATTTCTAGCTATTGTAGCAGATTTCATAGATTTACTTTTAGTAAATACAGTTACCGCCGGAAATAAGGTCGCTTGCGTACTAAGCTTTTGCGGATTAACCTTTTGTACTACTTGAACTTGTTTAGACATAGACGCCGATAGGTTTAAAACGCTCGAAGTCGTTGTGTTATTAGTGTCTAAGATCCAGCGAACTTGTTCTTTAATATTCGGAATGTCTAAAGCGGTTGCAGTTCCCGCCGCCGCCGCCGGAGCTACTAAAGAGCCTGTAATAGTAATACTATCTTGAATTTGATTAACTCCATTTAGAATATTAGACGCTGCGAGTGACGACCAAAGATAAGTCCCTGTAATAGTCGCGGAATTTTGAATAGTTTCGACTCCTGATTTAATATCAGACGCCGCGATTGTATTCCAAAGGTAAGTCCCTGTTATTGTACTCGAATTCTGTATTTGTTCGACTCCGCTTTTGATTTGGTCCGCCGTTATGGTTGACCATGTTTCGGCTACGGCCGAACCCGATTGAGTTAGTCCGGCCTGTATTTGATCGTTGCCGCTTACAATTTGCGCCGCAGTTAATGAAGTCCAATCCGATTTTTCTACGGGCGCAACGTCAACCCAACCAGTACGAGACGATCCGTTTAGAGTTTGAGCCGTCGATGTGACGCCCGTTCCGGCGTGAACTAAAGTTATATTTGTTGGATCTATTATTTCGTTCCAAATTACTAACTCGTTAAAGGAATATTGACATTTCCTAGCGGTAGCAAGCCCGCCCAGATTTATACTTTTTAAAGTCTTCATATCAAAGCCAGGTAGCCAATTTAATAAATTAGAACCCGACTGAGTAACACCATTCATTATAATATTATACCGTCCGGAGGCGTCGTCGCCATGACCTGTTATTAAATAGTCATAAAAAACATTAGCGGTCGAAGTCCAAGTCGGCCCAGTGTTAACTAGTAGTGCTGCATTATCTTTGTACAATCTATTGATTATTTGACCGCTCGTTCTTTGGAAAATAGCGCAAGCCCCGTTTATTTCCGAAACTCCAAGACCGAAATTTAACAATGCTACTTCGCTCGCCGGAACTGAAACGAATGTAGGCGCGTATCTTACTAAAATAGAAAAAGCCCCGCCGCTTGCATCGCCGAAATTCTTATAAGCACTAAACGACAACGCGCCGATAGTATTATCGGCTTGGTAAACGCTACCGCCCAACGCTCCCGCTAAAGACATATACGACATTGCGTTTGTTGCGTGCCCGTCTATGTTTTCCCCGTATCTAGCCGAAACGGTTGATGTATCCGACCGCCATGCAAAAGTAATAGCCATTATTCAAGCCCTCCGAGTAAGTAGGCGGCCGTAATATTAGCGATAACGTTCATTGTCGGCTTACCTAGCCACATAAATTTCCTTTGTTTCTGTCCGCCCGAACCCGTGTCGTGATTATAGGCGTATGGTTTTCCGTCGTCTGATTGAGCCGGATTAAATAATAACTCGCCCCTTTTTATTCGACTAGATGTATCCGCCATTTGCAACGATTGACGCAAGCGTCCCGTATCAGTCAAAATTTTATTCCCTGATTTGCCTACGCTTGCCATGTGATCCGCGTAAACTTGAGACCAATCCTGCCATTTACCGTCCGGCCCCATTTGATGTGAAAAGTGATGTAAAACGCTACGCATAGCCGGTGCGGTTATAGATGACCAATAGTCTGTAGTTCTTTGTTCTATGTCGTCGTTATTTTTTGCTATTCTACCGAAAAACTCCATTACTTCTTTGTTCTTAAAAGTAA